GCGGTGCGAACAGATCCGGATCAATGACTGGATCAAGCAGGCAGAGCGAGACACGACCGATACGAACATTACACCGGTCGTATTGTTCAGGAAATCTCGGGATCCCTGGTACGTCTGCATGCCGGCGATCGACTTTTTCCAGATGTACAAGACATTGGAGGAGATCAATGCCTAGATATTACGGACCTGGATATTCCAGGACAGAAAGCGCGGCAATGAAGGAGCTCACCAAACAGGAACGGAAAGAAAAACAGAAGAGCCGGGTCCAGGTATGGAGAGCTCCGGAAGAGCCGCATGAATCACTGAGACGATTTGTTGAAAGGATGGATAAACATGACACCTACGATAACGGGAATCATAGTAGCGATCGCAATGGTGATATGCGGGATGGGGTGCTACTTCTTCGGCAGGACCCACGGGATCGAATGGGCGAGTGAGCATATGCAGATCGACCTGAGCAGGCTGGATATCCATGAAGCAACACCGGAAGAGGTAGATGAGCTTTTCGAGAGGATGAAGGAGGAAAGGAGAGACAAATGAGCAGATATATAGATGCGGATGAAATTAAACGCCAAAAAGTTAAAAATATTCTTGCATATAACTTTGCGGCTGTATATTGCAACACTTGTCAATTCAACATGGACGATGACTGTTGTGAAGGTTGCCATAGGAAATATATGAACTGGCGTTTATCTGAGTCGGAGGCAGAAAGCATAGCAAGGAAAATTCTTGAAGCGTTGGATGAGGTGACGGAATGAGCAGATATATAGAAGTGGATCATCTGAAGAAATCTGTTGAAGAATTACCAAACTGTTATAACGGCTTTTCGGATACATATGACAAATCGTGCATCATCGGACTGATTGACGAAGAACCTACAGCAGATGTTGTTGAAGTTGTGCGGTGCAAGGACTGCAAGCATCGTGACCCAGAAGATAAGAAGTGCGATGCCGGTCACGATATCCTGTGGCAACTTCCAAGGGATGATGAATGGTTCTGTGCGGATGGGGAGAAGGTGACGGAATGAGCAAGTGCAAGTTGGGTGCAAGTTGGGTGCAAGTTGGGTGCAAGGTGAGGTGACGGAATGAGCTATAGATTGATTAATTCAAATGATTTGGCAATTAAATATCCAGAAGTAAATGATATGCCATGCATATATGCCGATTTGCCAAACGGACTTGATGGAAATTTTTATAAGCTATTAGTGCAGTGTAAGGATTGTAAATATAGCGAACCGCAATGTTCTACTACCAAAGCCATACTTCCACTTGAGTGCAAGTATAGGAGATCGGTTGGTTTGGACTGGTTCTGTGAGCATGGAGAGAAGGTGAGCGGATGAGGAACGTTATGGTATGGTCCTGGATTATTCTGTCTACCGTTCTGTTTGTCCTGATGATTGTGGATATCGCTTTCAAGTGAGGCCGAGACATGATCAGAGCAGAATGTATCAGGCAAAAGGACATCGCACAAATGGCAGACTATCTCTGCTATCTGACCGACAGCCATTGCAGGGAATGTTTCTTCCGGAAGGGCGAGGAAGTACGACTGGATGAGGAATGCGCGGCGATCAAGTACCTGAAGGAGGAGGTTCCGGGAGATGACCTGGGGAGATAAGGTCAGGCAGATGACCGATGAAGAGCTCGCGGAGCTTCGGGTGGTAGGACCGGTCCGGTGCACGATTCCGGAATGCGAAGCGCATCATGGAGACTGCAGACGGTGTGCGCTGGACTGGTTGAAGAGCGAGGTGGATGATGGAAAACAATGACAATCGGAAAGAGATCCGACGCCTGTTGTGGAGATGGGGACGGGTAGCGGCCACCTGTGCCAGGAAGCAGAAAGAGCTGAAGGAGTACATTGATCTGATCGAAAGCGTATCAGACGTGCACAGTTCAGCTCTGACCGGCATGCCCGGAGGCGGCCAGATCTCTGACAAGACAGCAATGGCTGCGGAGCGGTTGATGTTCCTGGAGCAGCAGTACCAGGGGATGATTGATATCCTGTCGAATGAGATCGAGCATGAGCTGAGATTCAAGGAGATCATGGATGACGTCATATCCTGCGTAGAGGATCCAGCCAGGACCATCATTGAGATGCGGTACAAATATACATGGTCGTACATCAAGATCTCCAGGGAGACAAGCTATGCTGAATCCTGGGTGAAAAAGCTGGAAGGGATCGCGATCAGAAGGATCGAAAAAAACGTCCGGATCCTGAAAGAAGATACGAAAAGATACTTTTAACCTGATATAGTGGTATCGTGCAAGGAAACGGAACGATCAGTTTTTTCATTGCAACATCTCCTTTCTTCAGAAGGACCTGCAAAGAAGCGGGTCCTTTTGTTATGCCCCGTTAGCCTAACATGAGAAGAGCCCCGCGCAATCCTCCAGCGGGCCCGGTGCAACTCCGGAACGGGGCACACCAACAAGGCGTCCTCGGCCAGAACGGAGGCAGACAATGGCAAAGAGAAATCAAAGCGAAGCTCAGCTCGCGAATTTGGAGAAGGGCAAAGGATATTTTACCAAGGAGAATGCTAGGAAAAACGCGGAGAAAGCGATAGAAGCGCGGAAAGAATATAGAACCCTGCAAAGCAGAGCCAGGGAAAAGATCACTCCTGAAGATTGGGATGAGATCGTGTGCGTGATGCTGGAGAAAGCAAAGGCCGGCGATCTGAAAGCAATCGAGCTCCTCCGTGATTCATGTGGGGACAAACCAACAGATCGTGTAGAGCTGGCAGGCATGCAGGATCTGAAAGTGAATATTGCAATCCGGGATTGAAGGGGGGTGATCGAATGGAAAGCATCGACCTGACAATCTCAAGAAAGCAGTATGAGTTTATCAACGCGACCGAGTTTGAGGTTTTATACGGTGGTGCTGCTTAGCCGGCGGCGGCAAAAGCTACGGCCAGCTCATCGATGCCTACCTGTACGCGCTGAAGTACAAGAAGAGCAAGCAGCTTATCCTCAGGCGAACATTCCCGGATCTGGAGAAATCGCTGATCCGCGTGAGCAGGGATCTGTACCGGCAGGATCTGTGTGAATACAACGGCTCGAAGCATTCGTACACGTTCATCAACGGATCCATCATCGACTTCTCGTATCTCTACTCGGAGCAGGATGTATATCAGTTCCAGAGCGCTGAATACCACGTCATCCGCTTCGACGAGTTAACGCATTTCACGGAGTTCCAGTACGTTTACCTGATCTCCCGGTGCAGAGGCGCGGACGATTATCCGAAGCAGATCAAGAGCTCAACGAACCCGGGCAACGTCGGACACGGATGGGTCCGGGCCCGGTTTATCGATGTGGCACCTCCGGATACGCGGATAGAGACGCCACAGGGGACGCGTCGGTTCATACCGGCAAAGGTCCAGGATAACCGGTTCTTGATGGAAGCGGATCCTGACTACATCAAGCGCCTGCAGAACTTACCGGAGGAGGAACAGAAGGCTCTGCTGTATGGGAGCTGGGATGTTTTCAAAGGGCAATACTTCAGCGAATTCTCCCGGGAGAAGCACGTCGTCAAGCCATTCGAGATACCGGATGACTGGCGACGGATGCGGTCCATCGACTGGGGGTACAACGATCCGTGTGCGGTGTTCTGGTATGCGGTGGGTCCGGAAGGCCGGGCCTACGTTTACCGTGAGCTCACACTCCGCGAGACTCTGGCACGAGACGTCGCGGAAAAGATCGTTGAGCTCACCGGAGATGAAAAGATCGCGTATACGGTAGCGTCTCCCGATATGTGGCAGCGGCGCGGGCATTCATCGATCGACGGGGAATCGATCGAAGAGACATTCATGAAGCATGGGTGCCCGCTGGTCCGGGCCGATAACAACCGGGTGATCGGATGGAACCGGGTCAGGGAATTCCTGGCAGACGCACCGGACGGGGAACCGTCCCTGCTGATATTTGAGAATTGTCTGGAGCTCATCCGGACGATTCCTTTGATGATATATGACGACCACAACGTCGAGGACGTCGCTGACGGGTTACCGGATCACTGGTGCGAGTCATTGCGGTATTTCTGCATGTCCAGGCCGAGCCCGAACCGGAAACGGCCTGAGAGACAGCCGATCCCGTACAGCCCGTTCGAGACAAGGCACCGCAGGGAAAGCGGTTTTTTCAATGTATGAGGTGATATATGGCAGAAACACAGGAACAGATAGGAAAGCTGAAGGGCGACGAATTTGTAGCGAAGGCGTACACGCTCTTCGACGAATTCCGTAACGCATACGAGTCGGAGTGGACGCGGCTGGAGCAGAACGACCGGTTCTACCTGGGGCAGCACTGGGAGGATATGACGTCAGACGATGACAACCTCGCTAAGCCTATGACACCGGTCATCAACAGCACCGTCGAAAATATGAAGGCCGACTTGGCCGACAACTTCCCGCAGGCGATCGTACAACCGGAGAGCCCGCAGGACCAGGTGGTAGCGGATATCGTCGGTGCGCTGATCAGACAGAACCATGATTCAGCCAACTACCGGAAGGAATACATGAATTACGTTCACGACATCCTGGTCGGTGGATACGGTGTGCAGGAGGTCGGATACGATGCGACCGCAAATAAAAACATCGGGTCCGCGTTCATCCGGTATGTGAATGCGCACAACATTTTGTTCGATCCGCAGGTAACGGATCTTCAGCTCGGTCGGGGCGTATTTAAGATCATGCCGCAGACGACTGAATACCTGAATTCCCGGTATCCGGATCATGCAGGCAAGTTTGCCGCTGACAGCTTCAACCTGAAGGAGGATAACGAGCTGACCTACGACCAGACCAAATCGATTCTGATGATCGAGTTCTGGTTTAAAGAGTGGGTCGAGGAAGGCGATACCGGGCACTGGGCCGTACACATGGCACAGATGGCCGGCAGACAGCTTCTCGCTGATTCCAGGGAAGAGAAACCGGAGGGGTACTTCAGCATGGGCGTGTATCCGTTTGTGGTGACGCCTCTGTTCCGACGGAAGAATTCCTGCCTGGGGTACGGGATCCCGGACCTCTTCGGAGAGATGCAGAAGTACAGCGACAAGCTGGATCAGATCGTGCTCAAGAACGCGGCCTTGTCATCGCACAACAAACTGTTGAACACAAAATCATCTGGGTTCGATACCTACGATCTGCAGGACTGGAGCAAGGACGTGCACGAAGGCGACCGGCTGGATGGATTGACCTGGTTCCCGACACCACCGCTGCCGCAGTACATCATATCCGAGTCCATGTCCATGCGGCAGACACTGAAGGAAGAGTCCGGTGCGAACGACTTCTCGCGGGGCAATACCGCTTCAGGCGTAACGGCGGCATCGGCAATCGCGGCGCTGCAGGAGATGAGCTCAAAGCGCACCCGGATGATTGCCATGTCGATCTGGGAGGATTACAAGACTGCGGTGCGGTACGAGATCGAATTCGAGCGGGAATTCAATGTGCTGCCGCGTGAGGTCCTGCTGACGGTGAACGGGCAACAGCTCACCGCGACCTTCGAGTCGGCGATCATGGAACGTCAGAGCGCACTCGGGAACGGTGAGATCCCGATCGAGTTTATGGTGAGCATCAAAGTGGAGCGCGAGAACAAGTTCACGACGACCGCGCATAACGAATTGATCTTGCAGATGGTCCAGCTCGGAGTGATCCAGCCGGTGCAAGCGCTGGAGCTGATGGTGTTTGAAGGGAAGGAACAGCTTCTCTCAAGAACCGTACAGCAGGGGCCGTCTCAGGAAGAGATCGAAGCGATGCAGGCTCAGCAGGAGCAGGCAGCGCTGGATCAGGCTATAGCGAATCTTCCGCAACCCGAAGGTGGGGCGAATGCGGTGGATATATCGGGGTCCGCGCCCGTAACGGCGGTCCAATAACGGAGGATATATGGAAGAATCGGTCGTAACTGCTCCGGAACCGGCAACCGTGTTTGCATTCGGACCGGAGGATGTTCCCGTCGACGG